GAAATGAAATTCGTTGTAGGTTTGGGGCTATTCGCTGTGGCAATGTTCGGTAGCATCTTTATAGTGCAGGCCAGTCACTACGATGACATGAAGATGGCTTGCCTCAAAGCGGGTGGACGTGGTGAGCTACTACACAGTAGCTTAGGAATTCCAATTGGATACGAGTGCATGAGGCAGCACTTGGTTCTCAAATACAGACAAGGGGTATACAAATGAATAACGAACTGATGGCAGCATTCAAAGCACTGCGGATTTCTGAACGTACCGCTGTGCTGCAAGATTTGGGCTACAACATGCATCCCGCTGTACATGAGACTGGCAGTGAGTTCGCCCTGCGTGTGTTGCGTCAGGTGAGTTCTGATGGTATTGTGCGTGAACTGGAAACGTCCATGCTGAGGTTTCAATAATGGCTATCGTGATGACAAAGAGAGGCGAGCTGCCTGCTGAGAGAAAGTACACAGGACGGTGCGGCACGTGTAAAAGTGAGTTCGAAGCTAAGCAAGGTGATCTCACTTACGAGAGTGATTATCATGAATCCTACTACAAAGCAGCTTGCACACTCTGCGGTAAGCTGGTCTACTTCAAGCAGGTGTTATGATGCCGGGTTTCGATCCGTGGGCACGCACGGACTTCTTAGGGCGGGACGCTCCCGTCATAGCTATTGACTATGACGAAACGATCAGTGATAACGAACCTCTATGGCTACAGGTGATGCTGGCTCTGGAGAGGGGCGGATACCACGTGGTTGTGTGTACGTGGCGAACGCCTCAGACATATCCAGAAGATTTACAATTTCTGGTTGACAAAGGTTTCAAGGTGTACTACACTTCTGGTCAAGCAAAGCAGGTTTACATGGCTGCACAGAAAGTGAAGGTTGCTATCTGGATTGACGATAATCCATTTGCAATCCTAAATAACGCTTGACAGCAGACAAAAACCTGCTACAATGACCAAATCAAATATCAAAGGAGAATATAAAGATGGCACAGATTTCCATTACACGCGCTTTGGCTGAAGTAAAATCCCTGAATGATCGCATCGAGAAAGCCACTCGACAGAGCGTCTTCGCAACTGTTACTGTTGGTGGCAAGACTACCAATGGTCAAGACCTTCAGACAGCCACCAATCTGTTGAAGGCAAACCTGCAATCGGTTCAAGACCTGATCGCCCGTCGCCAAGCAGTTAAGGCTGCAATCATCCGTTCGAATGCTGTGACCACCGTCACCATCAACGGTAAAGAGCTGACTGTGGCTGAAGCCATTGAGCGTAAAGGCTCTATCGACAAAGAACGCACCCTTCAGGCTGTTCTCCAGCAGCAACTGGGTCAGATTCGCTCTGTTATCGAACGTAACAACACTCAAATGCAAGGCCGTATCGACACCATGATTCAAGCTGCTGTCGGTAAGGATCGCAAGGCTACCGAAGAAGAGTTGGAGGCCATCAGCAAGCCTTACACCGCTTCGAACATCACCGCACCACTTGACCCAAGCGGTCTGGAAGCTGTGATCAGCAAGATGGAAACAGATATCAATGGCTTCCTGTTTGAAGTGGACTTCGCTCTGTCTGAGGCAAACGCCAAGACTGTAATCGAAGCGTAATACAAGTTTCTCATGCTGCGACGAATTGCCTAAATTCACGCAACCCATTCCTCGGGGGTATATCCGGGGAGCCTATTACTGAATGGTATTCTAACCAAATCTAAGCATAGATTGATGGGGCTGCTACGCCCTATCCAAGCATTGACTAAGATCAAAGTTCAAATAGGAAAGCTGCAAAGCTAAAAGATTAAGATGCTCTCCGCTTCGGGCGGGAACCCTCAACCTTTTAAAGCTTTAACCAGTATCGCTACAAAGCTTCTCCAAATCTTGGATACACGTTGAGACGTATCTGTGTGACGGACGCTGGCAATGCACCGAGCTGTCGTTAGCATGAAACCAATGACTTAGCCCTGCCTGACGGTGGGGCTTTTTCACGCCTATAGATAGGAGAGAGTATGATTACCGAAGGTCAAATCCTTAATTTCTGTGACGCTCTTGAGAAGCGTGTACAGCAGCGGGACAGTAGCTACACTGTGCGTGTTCAGTCCGCACAAGGGATGCACGGTCCTATGTTCTTGATTCATATAGAAAATGCTATCGACAGCCAGAGGTTTGTGGTAGACTCTGCTCTTCATACATTCCTGAGAGAATACGACGTTGGACAATAAGATAAGAAATCCCTTGGCAGGACCGAATCGACGTGTTAACATCCCCAAGGTTGAACGCGACCGTACAAAATACCGTCGTAAACGTAAACACAAGAAAGGAGAACATGAATGAAAGTTGGCGATAAAGTTAAGGTTGTTGACGGCAGTTACTATGATACCGATGGAGACACAGTTACAGGTATGACTGGCAAAGTTGTGGATATCAGTCGCGGCTGCGTGGTTCTGTTTGATGTGTATCTGACAGATGACATGGTAATCTGCTTTGAAGAACGTGAACTGGAGGTAATTCAATGAAAGTAGGTGATCGCATTAAAGTTGTGTATGACTCTTACGAAGACACTGATGTTGCAGCAGAAGCCAACTTGATCGGCTGGACTGGTGTTATCACCAAGGTGTGGCCTGATGGCGGGTTGTGTGTTGACCTCGATCCTGAACAAGACCCAGAAGACGCTCTGGACGCACTACACTTTGATCCAATGGAAGTGGAGGTGGTATGAGTACATCACTGCATGTAACCGTGATAACAGACTTCGGTTCGTCTACTGACGTTATTAAATTCAACTACTTTACTGACGCTGTTGACGCAAAGAAAGCTCTCATAGAAGAATATTCTGAGCTTACAGCTTTGGCGATTGTGGTTACAATTCTGGAGGACACTGCTTGACGAGTCTTGAAATTGCAGAGAAATACGGCATCGATCTATACCAATATGGCAAGGTAGCTTGCCCAAAGTGTGTCGAGAAGGGCCACGACCGTAGCGGTGATAACCTGATGGTGTACGGCAAGGATACAGATGGCCGTCACAAGGGTGCCCACTGCTTTGGTGGTTGCGGAGGTTTCACTATTCCGTCTGAGGAATGGTTGGAAGAAAATGGTGTGGTAGAAGAGCAGGAGTACAATATTGTGGGTGCTGAATTCAATGACGAGATTCACGCAAGAATGAAAGAAATCACCACGACCGACTCGAAAGGGTATCGTGGGATTCGTAAAGATACAACTGCGGCATTTGGCGTTCGTCATGAGATTGACACCAAGACTGGTGAAGTTGCCGTACAGTGCTATCCAACCACGGCAGAGGCTGAGAACGATCATGGCTTTGTCCTGTCGGGTTATAAGCGACGTGGGCATCCAAAGGACTTCAAAACACCGGGTCCGCTGGGCGAGACTGGTCGTGAGTGTCACTTGTTTGGACAGTTCAAGTTTATTCGGGCACGTGGTAAATACTGCCTGATTGTTGGTGGTGAAGTTGACCAACTGTCTGCATTCCAGATGCTGGCTGACACCAACAACCGCAACAACGCGAAGAACGGAACACAGTATGATCCAATCCCAGTTGTGTCGCCAACCATCGGTGAGACAGGCTGCGAGAAGCAGATTGTAAAGCAATATGAGTGGTTTAACCGATTCGAACGTATCATCGTCTGTATGGACAACGATGCGGCTGGCCGTGAGGCTGCTGAGAAGGTTTGCAAGGCTCTGCCGAAGGGTAAGGCTTACATAATGGAAATGTCCATGAAAGACCCTAACAGCTACATGTGGGACAAGGACCGTAACATTGCTGTAGGCAAAGAGTTTAACTTTGTTCAAGAGTTCTACAAGGCTGTACCTTATACCCCATCGGGTATTGTTGGTTCTGGCTCTCTGATGAACTTGATGAAGAAAGCGGCTGTTACACCAAAGATTCCATTGCCGCCATTCATGAAGAAAGTGCAGAAGATGATGGCTGGTGGTATTCCACTTAAAACCATCACCAACTTGGGCTCTGCGTCTGGTACAGGTAAATCAACAATCGTAGATGAATGTGTCTACCACTGGATTTTCCATAGTCCACACAAGCCGGGTGTTCTGTCACTCGAATCTGATTGTGCCCAGTACGGCAACAAGATGCTGTCTCGACACATCGGTAAGAAGCTTGACCTGATTGAGGATGACGCTGAGAAGCTGGAGCTATTGAACAGTCCAGACGTTGAAGCCAAAGCTCAAGAGCTGTTCTTCCTGCCTGACGGATCGCACCGTTGGCACTTGGTTGAAGAGCGGGATGGCTCGATTGATGATATCAAAGAGAAGATCATGGAGCTTATCGTTGCGTGTGAGTGCAAGGTGATCATCATCGACCCGCTTCAAGATATCATGGACGGTATGAGCAACGAAGAGCAAGCTGTCTTCATGAAGTGGCTCAAAGGCATGGTGAAGAGCCATGATGTAAGCTTTATCCTGATCAACCACGTTCGTAAGAGCGCTGGTGGCAGCAAGGCTAACTCTGCTGGTGCTGACCTGTTTGAAGAGGACTTCCAAGGATCGTCTGCAATCTTCAAATCGGCTGCTTGCAACCTGCTGTTCACA